TCGTAAAGCAATAGATCGAACACATACTCATTCGTCACCACATCAGGCACAGCTTATTAAGTTAGCAGACTTAATTGATAACTCAATTAGTATTGCACAACATGATAAAGGGTTTGCAAAAGTATTTTTTATTGAAAAGCAGTTAATACTCAATGGAATGTTAGATACAATTAAGCGAACTGATTTATTCAGTATAGCACAACTACAAATAAAAGGTTGACAGATCTTGTAGTTGTGCTACATTAATAATATAACAAAAATAAGGAGCGAAAATGACACCAAACCCAAATTATATTAATATGATTATTAATTTCAGTATTCTTGGAGTTTTAATCTATGTCGCAATTCAAGTAAGTTAGGAGAGTTTGATGAAAAGTATTTTTATTGTATTGTTTGCTTTATCGCTTGGTGCATGTAGTACTGTTGGTGGTATGGGCAAAGATGTAACAGATGCAGCTGAATGGTCATCAAAAAAGATCAGTGAAAAGTTAAAATAAAGGTTGACAGATTAGCGATCACTGCTATTATATAATAGTAAGTTAACAAAAAGGATTGAATATGCCACAGATTTTTACAGTTTTCCAAATCGTTATTGACAAAGACCTAAGCGATCTTATTAACAAAGAAGGTTGGGACGCCCATGCTAAGTCCAAGGCTTACATGCAGGCACAACTAGATGGTGATGTGAACCTTGGTGTACAGAATAATTGTTACACAAAGGTAGCAGAAGTTGTTGCTGATGATCTGGAGCATGTGTTTGAAGTTGGAAACATTGGTCCTGAGGATCGTATTACACGCCTTGACAAGATGCATAGCATCAGTGTTGGTGACATTATTGCAGATGCAGATGGCAATTGTAATGTAGTTGCTAGTGTTGGATTCACGCCTTTATCACCGACACTTCAGAAGTTTATGGATTATTTCTCTAAGAAAGAGGTGGCATAATGAGTCATCCAAGCGAAGAAATAAACACTAAGAATCATCCATTTGTTGGAGTACAATGGCCGGTTACTGGTAGCAAGGGCGATGAATACACAGTAGAAATGACAAACTATGGCTTTGATTGTAACTGTATGGCTTATCGTAAATGTAAACATATCAAATCAGTGGAGGACAAACTATGCGGTTCATACTAGGAATTGTTACTGGTGTTGTAGTGCTAACTATAATGCCTGAAAATAGCATCGAGCTAACAACAGATGCAATTAATCAAGCCGCACAATATGTGGTTAATGCAACTAATAATTAAAGGTTGACATAACTAGTAAAGTGCCGTATTATTATAAAATAAGAAGTTAAACAAAAACGACGAAGAGGATCACAATATGAGTTACGTTTTAGTTAAACAAGGTTCTTACAGAAATCAACCTGTTGAGAATACTGTATTTCCGTTAGTGCAAGACCTTAAAGTAGGCAAGACCGGAATGTTCGTTACCGTAGATGGTAGCAAGGATTTTGGATCAGATAAGATCCGAGTAAAAGTTGATTCAACTGAACAACTTGAATACATGGGTGACAGCAAAACTGCTGAACCCGAATCAGCAACTATAACAGAAGCTGATGAAAAACGAATGGCAGAAATCGAAGAACGTTTTGGCATACTTAATGATATGTCCGTTGCATTAAAAAATGGCGATGTACGAGCAATGATTGTTACTGGACCTCCGGGTGTTGGTAAAAGTTATGGTGTTGAAACTACACTCGAAGAACAAAGTGGTTTTGATCAATTAATTGGACGTGAAAAATATGAAGTCTGTAAAGGAGCAATGACTCCGATTGGACTTTATGCTAAACTATATGAGTATAGTGCAAGTGGTAACGTGCTAGTATTTGATGACTGTGATAGTGTGCTAATGGATGATTTGTCCTTGAACATACTTAAAGCGGCACTTGATAGTGGTAAACGTAGACGTATATATTGGAATGCAGATAGTAGTAAACTAAGGACTGAAGGTATTCCTAATTGGTTCGATTTCAAAGGTAGTGTATGTTTTGTTACTAACATTAAATTTGATAATGTTAAAAGTAAAAAACTTAAAGATCATTTAGATGCACTTATGTCAAGGTGTCACTACATTGACTTAACACTAGATACTGCCAGAGATTGCTTTCTAAGGATCAAGCAAATAGCAAGAACTGGTAACTTGTTTGATGCGTCATACAAGTTTGAAGATAAGGATGAAGAAGAAATCCTTGACTTTATGTTTGAAAATCGTAAGAAGTTACGTGAGATGAGTTTGAGAATGGCACTTAAAGTAGCCGACCTTAAGAAACTATCTCCAAATAATTGGAAGAGTCTGGCTTCCAACACTTGCATGAAACGCGGGTGATAAGTGATCCTCCTCGATCCAGACATGAAGGGTGGGCTGGTCGGCCCCCCTTCTTTTTTTAAGGTATAACTATGAATCAGCCAGACGACATTGAATACTGCTTAAAGGTAGCAGTTGGACTAATCTCTAGTCCAATTCCTCCTAAGTTTAAGAACAAGCCAATTAGTCTTGCTAACTATGATGTTAGTTTTGTTAACAATGCAGTTAGAAGCATAAACAGTGGCGATGGATTAAGTGATCGACAAAGAGAACTAAGTACTAAACTTGTTAAGAAATATATTCGGCAATATGGTAAACTTGGTATTGATGTTAATAAGTTAGTTGATACACCAGTTTTTAGTAGTCCATTAAGGCAAGTTAATCGTACTAGGCTTTTATCTCTTGATGAGAATTGTGTTATTATCAAGTTTCCTTATAATAAAACAATGATAAATGAGTTCAAATCCTTAACAAAAAAGTTACGAGCTCTTAAAACAGAATGGAATAAAGAAACCAAACAGTATGAGGTTGATTACAATGAGTACAATCTTATGCAAGTATATCGTTGGGGACTAAGGCACAAGTTTGATTGTAGTAAAGACCTAAAATTACTTGTTAATAAATGCAAAGCAATCGAAAATAACAGGCATAAATATGCTATACAGCTCGTTATTAAAGACAATTCAAGTTCTCTGCATAATGCACCTAGTTCATTACAACAATGGTGGAACTCAAATATGTTAAACGAGTCATTGATTAAACAAATCCGCACTGCGGCTGACCAAAATATTGATGTTGTAAACAAAAGTACAACATTGAACTTATCTGCCCTATCACTTCGTATGTTGAGTACTCGTGGAGGTAGTTTTGCATATAACGACTGTACACTACTTGAACTAATAAATGCCGCCAAGGAACTTGAACTTAATCGAGTTGCATTCATTGTTGACGGACGACACATAGCACACGAGCTTGAAGAACAAATTAAAAATACTATTAGCAAAATTGGCAAAGAAGAGTCAACAGTGATGTTGAAGTATCAAGGAAGAACTTACGAAGCAAATCGTAGGTTGACCACTGACACAAAGTTTGCTATACTAGATAGTGCAAGTAGATATAACCATCCTCGGTCCAATGCTGATAAATGGGCACCTGATCTTGTAATTAGTACACAAGGGTTTACTAAGTTTCAAAATATTCAGGCAAAGGCAAGTAACAAATACAAACCGTGGGTTTGTTATTACACAGATTTTAATTTTATGATTGAGAATTTTGACACAGAATGAAAACTGCAACATTAGTAGTTAAAGACGAAGTAAACGTAAAAATTGAAGGGCTTGATTTAGAAGCTCGTAAACGTCTTTCTAATAAATTTAAGTATGAAGTTCCCTATGCTCGATATCTGCCAGCAGTACGTCTTGGTAGATGGGATGGCAAAGTTTCTTACTTTCAGTTAGGCGGTAGTTCATTTATTAATTTACTTCCTGATATTCTTCCAATGCTTACTGAGATGAAGTATGATATTGCCTTAGACGATCATCGTGAGTATCAAACTGAATTTGTATTTGAGCCAGTTACTGCTGAAACATTTGCTCACAAGAAATGGCCAGAAGGACATGTGGTTGCTGGAGAACCAGTTGTACTAAGAGATTATCAAATTGAGATTATCAACAACTTTATTAGTAACCCACAAAGCCTACAAGAGATTGCAACAGGTGCCGGTAAGACGCTTATAACAGCCGCATTGAGCAATCTAATTGAGCCATACGGGCGTAGTATTGTAATTGTTCCTAACAAAAGCCTGGTAACACAAACAGAAGAAGACTATGTTAACTTAGGTTTAGATGTTGGTGTATATTATGGAGATCGTAAAGAGTTTGGAAGAACACATACTATTTGTACTTGGCAAAGTTTAAATATACTGTTAAAGAATACTCGTAATGCAGAAGCACCAGTTACTATTGGCGAGTTTATTGAAGATGTAGTATGTGTGATTGTTGACGAAGTGCATATGGCAAAAGCAGATGCATTAAAAACTTTACTCACAGGGGTAATGAGTCAAATACCAGTTCGTTGGGGACTAACAGGCACAATACCAAAAGAAATGTTTGAGTTTATGAGTCTATTAGTAAGTTTGGGTCCAGTTACTGGCCGTAAAAGTGCTAGTGAACTGCAAGACATGGGCGTACTTGCAAACTGTGAAGTGAATGTAGTACAGTTAATTGACCATGGAGACTATAGCAACTATCAAAGCGAGCTCAAGTATTTGCTCACAAATGAAAAACGTTTAGATTACCTTGCGTCAATGTTTGATACAATTGGTGATTCGGGTAACACAATGGTCCTAGTAGACCGTGTTGAATCTGGTAAAGCACTAGTTAGAAGATTAGGCGAACGAGCAGTCTTTATTAGTGGTGCAACTAAAGCCGGGGATAGAAAAGAACACTACGATCAAGTAGCAGACGTGAATAATAAGATTATTGTAGCAACTTATGGTGTTGCCGCAGTAGGTATCAATATACCAAGAATATTTAATCTTGTACTATTAGAACCAGGCAAAAGTTTTGTTAGGGTTATACAAAGTATTGGAAGAGGTATTCGTAAAGCAGAAGACAAAGACCATGTCCAAATTTGGGACATAACAAGTACTTGCAAATATGCAAAACGACATCTTACTAAAAGAAAACAATTCTATAAAGAAGCAAACTATCCGTTTGTAATACAAAAAACAGATTGGAACTAAAATGCAAAGCAAAAAACCAGTGGCAAAGGCAGCAGCGCCTTCTCGTCAGCCTGGCGAACTTATGTGGAATGCTGGCTATTACTACATGGCTGATGGATTTACATACGACTCAACCAAGCCTATCGTACAATGGATTATAGAAAAGAATCTATTGCCTGCTCAAGAACGACCAAAAGAGCTTACACTTATTATCAATAGTCCAGGCGGCAGTGTACATGCGGCATTTGCACTTATTGATACAATGAAAGGTAGTGCTATTCCTGTTAAAACAGTAGGACTAGGACTTATTGCTAGTTGTGGTGTACTTACTTTTATGGCAGGTGCTAAAGGCAAACGTATTTTAACACCGAATACAAGTATTTTATCGCACCAGTATAGTTGGGGAAGTAGTGGTAAAGAACATGAGTTATTTGCTCGTGTAAGAGAGTTTGAGCTTAGTACAGACCGTATGTTAGCTCATTACAAAAAATGCACTGGAATGTCCGAAAAGAAGATTCGTGAAATTCTACTACCGCCCGAAGACAAGTGGTTAAGTGCAAAAGAGGCAGTTAAGTATGGAATTGCTGATAAAATTAAAGAGGTATACTAATGCAGATTTTGACGCTTGAGAATAAAACTTTTGTTATGAACGATCTTCCGGATGAAGTTGATGATATGAGGTTTGCAGTATTGGACAATAGCAATCCAAAGGATCCTGATTATTTCTTTATTCCTCTTATTTTTTTACAAAGTTTTAATGCTCCAGCTCTAGTCTTAAAGATTGGCGATAAAAACATTAGAATGCCACGTGATTGGATGATGCTTATTGGCGAACCAGATCACGGAGACTTAGAAGTTATTCCGTTAACAAGTTTAAACGACAGGGGGTTTAATGCTTTTTTATATAACCCTCGGAGTGACTTTAGGCCTCAGTTTGCACCAGTTGAAATTGTAGATGTATACCAAGAAGTAAAATGGTATTTTCCAAAGTTGAAACCAGGACATTTACTAGCAGTACCTCTCGAAGAGGGAGATAAACCACGTTGTGCATATTTTGTAGAAGAAATAAGTAGAACATCGGAAATAGTTGACGTTGGCAAAGTTTGGTAGTTACATAATAAAAAATGATAATTTGTGTTTTAGCCTAAGGTTAAATGCAGGTACTGAGGATGACTGGAATTTAATCCAGCGTCCACTGATAGAAAGTGTTATAACCTTTTTCTCAGACCGTAAAATGGTTAACGAAGGTGTAAATATAAACGTATTCTGGGATAAGAATAATGTTCGTTGGTATCGCATTAACTTTGAAAACATAGATGATGCAACAATGTTTGAATGTGCATATGCAGAATACTTCTAGTAATTTGCATAAAAACGTGTTACTATGTATTATAACTTAAAAAACAGAAGGCAACAATGGCAGGCAAACTTCCTTTAAATAAAGTACTAAGTGCAATTGATCGTAAAGACAAAAAGTTTTATGATAATCTTAGTGATGAGGAACGTAAAGCATTTAGTGCATTTCTCATGAACCGGTATGCAAGTAGTGTTAAAGGTGATTCTGCACTACAAGAATGGTGGCTTATTGCTACAAACAAACGTGTTAACACACACTTTTTTGAATTAGCAAAACATCCTAAACTACAGTGGTTATTATTAACAACTGCCAGCCCAGGAATGGGTACTGCATTCCATGAATGGATACCTGGTGGTAAAAAGAAAGCCAGTAAGAACAAAACTGAAAAAGCAATAAAGCGTCTATATCCTAATGCCAAGCCCGACGAAGTTGAGATGCTGGCCGCAATAAACACAAAGAAAGAAATCAAAGAGCATTTAGAGAATCTTGGATACGATGACAAGCAAATTAAAGAGTTGCTATGAACACATTGATGAATATAGCCAAAGAAACGGCAGAGAGTTATGACGTGAGTGATAAGTCTTTTGAATGCCGTTATTGTAATCGTAAGTTTAGCAAAGAGAAAACTTTGTCTAGTCATATCTGCGAGCAAAAACGTAGATGGCAACAAGAAAAAGACAAGCATGTGCAACTTGGTATGCAGGCATATGTAAGGTTCTTTGAAAAGACACAAGGCACAAACAAAGCATCAAATAAAACATATGGAGACTTTGCAAATAGTCCGTATTACAATGCATTTGTAAAATTTGGAAAGCACATAATGGACATCAGAGCCATTAATCCGGCTAAGTTTATTGATTGGGTTATTGACAATAACATCAAACTTGATCAATGGACACATGATTCTTATTATCAGCAATATATTGATGCACACTTGCGAGTTGAAAGTTGGCAAGATGCAGTAGCTCGCAGTTTAAAAACAATGGAAACTTGGGCAGATGAACAAGGAGTACAACTTAATAGTTACTTTTTTGCTGGCAAATCAACTAAAGTTTGCCACGACATTGTACATGGTCGTGTTAGTAGTTGGGTAATGTTTAATTGTGATTCTGGAGTTAATTTTTTAAGTAAAGTCAACGAAGAACAACTTGCCTTAATATACCCATATATTGATCCTGACTTCTGGCAAAAGAATTTTATTAAGTATAACACTGAAACTGAAATAGTCAAAGGTGCATTAAAGGAAGCAGGGCTATGAGTAATTTACCTGACGTTGATTTAGACTTTGCTAGTAGAGATACTGTGCTAGATATATTGCCTGGAACGCCTGCAATGATGTCAGAGCATGGAGTAATTAAAAAGCATAACACTGGTGTATACTATGTTGATATACCAAGTGACCCAGTAACTGGTACTGCAACAATTGATTACAAAACTGCAGAAGATCGAGGATACTTTAAACTTGATTTACTAAACGTAGCAGTATATCAGAAAGTAAAAAGTCCACAACATTTAGATGAATTATCTAACAAAGAACCTTTATGGGAACTACTGTGGATGAGCAAGGAGTTTTGCGAGAAGGTTATACATGTTGGTAATTATTATGATTTACTCTGTAAAATGAAACCAAGCAGTATTCCACAAATGGCAATGATGTTAAGTATCATTCGCCCGGCTAAAGCACACTTACAAGGAAAGCCATGGAAAACTATTGCTGAAACTGTATGGAATAAACCAAAAGATGGAACATACTATTTTAAAAAAGCCCATGCAGTAGCATATGCACATCTAGTAGCAGTACATATTAACTTATTATGTGAGGAGTATAATGACATATCTAGTAACTGACAATTGTATTAAGTGTAAGTATACAGATTGTGTAAGTGTATGTCCGGTTGATTGTTTTTATGAGGGTGAGAATTTTCTAGCAATTAATCCAGATGAGTGTATTGATTGCGGAGTGTGTGAACCCGAATGCCCGGCTGATGCTATTAAACCTGATAGTGATCTTGAAGGAACAGAGTTAGAATATTGGACGAAAGTTAATACTGAAAATTCAGTAAAATGGCCAGTAATCACAATGCAAAGAGAACCATTACCCAATGCTGACGAGAATAATAGAAAACTTAATGCTGATGTAATGGATAAAAGAGATGAATTAGTTGAAAAACCTGGTCTAGGTGATTAGTTAACTTTCTTAACTAATTGTATACTACGTCTTTTAGTGCGTTTTTTATTTAAATCACTTAAACTAACGTTTGGACCTGCTATAATATGGCAGTCTTTACTGACAAATGTAGTTAGATATGGTCGAAATGGTAACCATTCTTGCTTAAGAAAGATGTTAATTGGTATCATTCTATTTGATTCCCACCACCATGCATCACCAAGAGTAAGAAATAATTTCTTTTGTTCTGGGTCTTTTATCTTTTCGTAGTTGTAAAAACTAGTACAATGGTTATCACGATTTTGCACAATGCCGATATATTCATTGTCGCCATACCGTACGTGACTCATAAAGGGAAACTTAAGAATTAGTTTTTGTAATAGGTCGTCCATGCTCAACTTTTAATAAATACTATATTATAATGTGGATCGTAAAATATAATGCAAAAACTAAACGGTTATCTAGAAACTCAGTATTTGAGCGTAACTTATTCGCCTGATACTGCAACATCAAACAGGAGTAGAACTGTGTATGCTCGTCCTTTAAAACTTTATCGCGGTATTAACAATACCTTACAATTAAGATTGCTTAATGTTGACCAAAAGGCGGTTGATATAACCGGTAAAACTTTTGTGTTTAATATTATTGACCCTTCTACACACTTAGTTATCAAAGATGTAACCGGTACCCTAGCAGATCCGACTCAAGCCACAATGAAAGGTTATGTAAACTTTTCTTTTACAGAATCTCAGTTAAAAGACGCAAACGGCGGACTTTATAGTTACAGTGTGCATGAACTTGGCTCAGATGGTGCTCGTACAGTAGTATACAGTGGAGATGATTACGATGCTGACGGTGAACTAAGAATATCTGATACTCCATATTCAACATTTGCGGCAAGTAAAGAAGTTAACTTCGATACAATGACTAGTTTAACTACAGTTGATATAAGCGACTATGCACTAGCACATCCGCATATGAATCAAAACAATGCATTACACACTGCACAGTATTTGTTAGACGGTTACACAGGAACTGTTACTGTACAAATAACACTTGAAGATACACCACCTTCGGACGACAACGATTGGATTGACTTGTCTAGTACAACTTATACTGCCGCAACAGGTTCCGAGTATGTAACATTCAACGGAGTGTTTACTGCAATACGTTTCCATTCAAATAAATCCGCGGGTACTATTGAAAAAGTCTTGTATCGCCCATAATTTTATGTTATAATACGAGTATGATTAACACTATACAAGAAACACTTGTTAGCATACTGCCTTCTAAGAAGAAAACTAGTCCAAGTGGCTGGATAAGTTTTAGTGGGCCGTGTTGCGAACACAACGGCGAACGTCCTGACAAGCGTGGCCGCGGCGGTGTGATCACAAACGCAGATGGAAGTATCAGTTATCATTGTTTTAACTGTGGCTTTAAAGCAAACTACAAAGCCGGACGTCCATTTAACTACAAGATGCGTAAACTATTTCAATGGTTAGGTGCTGAAGATCATACAATCAAAGGACTGACTATTGAAGCACTTCGTCTAAAAGAATTAGTCGATGATGTGTTTGATCAAGAAGTTGAAGCCAAAGAAGAGATTGTATTTAAAACTCGCCAGTTGCCTGAAGACAGTGCAACATTAATGGAATGGATAAACAATCCAAAAGGCAATGACGAAGCAGTTGCAAAAGTAGTTGAGTATGCAATTTCAAGAGGGCTCGAAGATAGGTTAGATAAACTTATGTGGAGCCCTGCTCGTGCGGCAAATATGAACAGAAGGTTGATTGTGCCATTTAATTGGAAGAGCAAAACAATTGGTTTTACTGGCAGAGCAGTTGATGATGATGTTAATCCAAAGTACTTTAATGCAATGGAACCAGGATATGTGTTTAACACTGAAGCACAGCTCAAGGACAATCGCTTTGTTATAGTAGTAGAAGGTCCACTTGACGCACTAAAGATCGATGGTGTTGGAATAAACAGTAATATGATAAGTGAAACACAAGCAGATGTGATTGATAACTTATACAAAGACGTTATAGTTGTTCCAGACAGAGATGAAGCAGGACAGAAACTAATTGACTCTGCACTTGAATATGGATGGAATGTTAGTTTTCCAGATTGGCACAGTGAGATTAAAGACGTAAGTGATGCAATCGATAGGTATGGTAAACTATATACGTTATGGACTATTATACAAGGTAGACAAACTAGTAAGATTAAGATAGAATTAATGAGGAAGAAACTTGGCAACTGAATATAACACAGATCTACAAAGACTGTTTCTTGAAATGATGTTAAGCGACGCACAAAGTTTTATTCGTGTGCAAAACATTTTTAATGCAGAAAACTTTGATAGAAGTTTAAGAGAGGCGGCTGAGTTTATTGAGAAGCACACAGCTGATTACAGTACTATGCCTACATACGAACAGGTTAACGTAGTAGCAGGAACTAAGTTAAAGCCTGTTACAGACGTTAATAGCGGGCACTATGAATGGTTTATGAAAGAGTTTGAGCAGTTTACACGTCGGCAAGAACTAGAACGTGCTATCTTACAGTCGGCTGATTTACTAGAAAAGGGTGAGTATGATCCAGTTGAGAAACTTATCAAAGATGCAGTACAAATTAGTTTAACAAATGATCTTGGTATTGAGTATTGGGACGATCCGAGAGCAAGACTGTTAGGACTAAAAGATGGAAATGGACAAGTAAGCACAGGCTGGCCAGCATTGGATAGAAAACTATTTGGTGGTTTTAACAAGGGCGAACTAAACATCTTTGCAGGTGGTAGTGGATCTGGTAAAAGTTTGTTTATGCAGAACTTAGCAGTAAACTGGGCATTACAGAATCTTAATGGAGTGTATGTAACACTTGAACTTAGTGAAGGTTTGTGTGCTATGAGAATTGATAGTATGGTAACAGACATTCCAAGTAAAGATATTTTTAAAGATATTGATTCGGTTGAATTAAAAATTGGCATGACCAGCAAAAAGGCTGGTAGTTTAAGAATTAAGTATATGCCAGCACAAAGCAATATTAACGATATGAGAGCATATCTGAAAGAGCTACAAATACAAACTGGTAAAGCACTTGACTTTATTTGCGTTGACTACTTAGACTTGTTAATGCCTGTTAGTGCAAAAGTAAGTCCAAATGATCAGTTTATTAAAGACAAGTATGTTAGTGAAGAATTGCGTAACTTGGCAAAAGAGTTTGATGTAGTACTAGTAACTGCTTCGCAGTTAAACAGAGCGGCAGTTGAAGAAATTGAATTTGACCATTCGCACATTGCAGGTGGTATTAGTAAAATTAATACTGCTGATAATGTTATTGGTATTTTTACAAGT